CTTACGTCGTGGCCGCTGGTGATAGCAGTCATACCGCTTGATTTATGAAACTCGTTTTTCTCATTTTATTTCTTGCCATCGGCGCATCTGCCGCGACCTACGATTATCCGGTCAAGACTTCGATGAACCCGCCAACGGCGAACCGCGTGGCGACGACGGATTCAACTGGAAAGCTGAACGTGTCAAATGTTACGACGAATGAATTGGGCTATGTCAGCGGCGTTACGAGCGCGATTCAGACTCAGTTAAATGCTAAAGGCGCAGCGACAAACGGCACTTTCAGCGGCGGGACTTTTACCACCGTCACAAATTCCGGCGCGACCTACTTTGGGACTGCGTGGGTAACGAACGACGCCACGCAGACGCAGCATATAATGGTTAATTCCAACCTGACTGCCCTTGGCGCGCTGAGGGTTGGTCCGAGTTCGGCAGGGTGGACACTGAATGCCGGTGATGCCGCCGTTCAACAGCAGCTTTACGTCGGTGGTGCAGGCGTGAATTCGGGATATATGGCAGCGTTCAACATCCAAAGTGGCACGCTTGTTTCAAGTCCCGGCGAAATCACTTTTGATGCTCGCGACGGGGTTGCACGCACAATGCTTTTTACATGGCGTGCCAATGGAACCCGCGTTGGTTATGTAGGCTGGAGCGGGTCGAGCAGCACAAACAATCGTGTCATGGTTTTCAATGAAGACCACGGCGACGGAATGACTTTTCAGCTCGGCTCTGGCGGCGGACAAAATGGATGGCGTTGGTATGGTGGCGCGAATGCCCGTTACCAGATGAAGCTGCATCCCGACGTTGGAGGACTGGCTATTGGCTCTTCCTTTTACTCAACGGCCCCGAAGACCAATGGGCTGAACATTGAAGGCAAAGTAGGCATGGCGACGAGCAATCCGCAATATGGCCTCGATGTTAATGACGTTGTTCGGATTACTGGCTCGAACAAGCACTGGTTCGGCGGAACATCCGGGGTAGCCGATGCCGACGCTGCCATCCACCGCAGCGCGGCGGGGATGTTGACAGCTACGACGAATTTGACCGTGGTGGGGAGCATCACCACTGGAACACAGACCAAGACAGGAAATTACACGCTGCTCGAAGGCGACGGCGGAGTGACGTTCGTGGATGCAACCGGTGGAGCGGTGACGATTACATTGCCCGCCGCATCTTCCTCGACGATTGGCAGAATGTATCGGGTGTTCAAAGTTGATTCGAGCGGCAACGCGGTGAATATCGCGCCCAACGGGAGCAACACACTGCTCGCTGGCAGCACCACTAACACCACGGCCCAAGCCAACTGCCTGAACGTCACCGGCTATTCCGCGACTGCGTGGATCGTCAACAAGACCCAATAACATGGAAGAAGAAATTCAAAAACGGGTTGCTTTGCTAGAGCATCGTTTGGATGCGGCGGAAGATTGGCGTCAGGAACAGGGCGCGAAAATTGAGTCCATCCGCGAGATGCTGGGGCAGATTCAAACCGTGCTCATCGGCGACATCAAAACAGCCGGGAATTCCGAAAGCCTGATTCAGAAGGTGAACAATTCCCAACAATGGCACAAAGAGCTTGAACCAATCCGCAAGCTCGGCGTCGCGTGGCCCATCATTATGACTCTCTTGACCAGCATCATCACCGCATTCGCGGCCTTCAAGCTGCTCAAATGAACCGCTTCCACATCGGGATTGGAAACAATTCCTTCCCGCTTATTCCCGGCAACGATCTGCACGGTTGTATTTCCGACGCGCACCAGATGAAGGCCACGCTGGACGCGCATTTCGGCGCGGCGGTGGACGGGCGGTTAATCGAGAATTCCACGCGGGCGCAGTTCAATGAGGCGATTGAATCGGCTATCTCCGTCGCTACATCTGGAGCCTGCGACTACATCACCATCAGCATCTCGACGCACGGCCTAATCTACGGCACCGGCACGCCGGACAACTTTTTGCAAGCGTTGGTATTCTCCGATTTCGACGGCAAGGTGGGTGACGGTCTGCTGGCTGACGTGGCGTTCAAGGCATTTCTCGATCGTATCCCTCGCAGCGTCGGGGTTGAAATCTGGATTGACGCCTGCCATTCCGCGACGACGACGCGGGCGATTGGCTTGAAATCTCGCAGCCTGATTTCTCCGAAATTCGATCCGACAAAACATTCGGTCAAACCGTCGGCCATTACATCTAAAAGCCGCACGCCAGAGGACAACATCGTTGTCTGGTCCGCGTGCCGAGACGACGAGACGGCAGCCGACCAATGGAGTGCGACACTCAAGGAAGGGTGGGGCGCATTTACGAACGCATTTTGTTCGGCTTATAATGAAGCAGGCAACGGCGCGACTCGAAGGCAAATTATGTCGCAGATTATTCTTAATCTTCTGGCGTCAGGCGTCGCGCAGCATCCACAAATTTCGTTTCAACAATCGGCAACCACATGAAAAAACTTGTCGTGCTTCTGTTCGTCTCTGCGCTGTTTGGTTGCTGCGGCGAGCCGGTTAAACCGACTCCCCAATTTCAACCCGGCATCACTGTGCCGGGAACGAATGCTTTGCTTGATAAACCCATCGGAAAATTCTGATTATGGAAACACCAACACCAACACCCGACGCACCGAAACCCGGCTACCAGACCAGCGAATTCGGCGTTGCCGCTGGCACCGGACTCGCCGCGCTCATCCCAATCATTCAAGGCGTATTGTCGAAATCCGGCGACACGACCGTGGAAGTGATTTGTTTAACGGTCGTGGCCGTCACGTTCATTGTTTCGCGAACTTTCCTCAAGCGATGAAAATCAACCTGCTCAAACTCCCCCTCATTTCCATCATTTGCCTCGGCGCGGTTGCTTGCAAAACTTGCAATTCGATTGGCGGCGTCAGTGTCGGCGGAACCTACGACACAAACACCGGTCAGGTGGGCGGCTCGGTCGCGATCACGTTTAAGCGGGCCGACGGCAGCAGCGGCTCGTTTACCGTGCCGCGCTCGCGGGGTTTTGATGCGTTCGGGAAGTTCGTGACGCTTAACGAACTTCGCGCGCTCGCCGTGAACGCCTTTAACAATCCGGCGAACAACCAGCCGCGCCTCGGTGAACTGAACGGCTTCGACCTCGAAACGGTCGGAATCATCGTGAAATCTCTTCACGAAAATGGCGCGATTCGCGGTTCGGCTCAATGAGCGAGCAAATTCAAGTCGTCGTTTATTACCGGACGCATCGGGCCGGTGAAATCAGTTCGGAACGCGGCGACTGGCGAGACCTTCCAAAAGGCGTCAAGGCGGCGGAGCGGGCTTGGAGCCTGCTTGAACAAATTGAGGACTCACTGGCGGCGGGGCGTCAACCGTTCGAGCGGGCGACGCATCACGATTGATTTTGTTCTACGTGGAACAATTCACTTTCCCGGCCATCGCTTTTCCCGCGCCTTGGCGAGCCGTTGCGCTGCCGCGCGTCTCTGCGAGCGAGTAAAGTTGCGTTTCGTGCCGCGTGAAAGAGCGGCAAGGAGTGAAGCGGGAGCGATTGACGCGCCGCAGTTGGGGCAAGGGGTGGTTTTCATTGTGAATTTTTTGAGCATCGCGCCAAGTGGCGCGCGGCAATTTCAAAGCCGCGTTTCATTCCAAGGCTGAATTCCGTGGACGTGTAAATGCGATTATCGCGAATGATTAAGGCAGCGAGGTTTGCAAGGAACTGAGCGTGCTTGAGCTCGCTGCTGAGTTTTTTGGTTTTCATTGTCGTCAGTTAAATTTATGCGACCGCGTTCAAATACCGTCCCGTTGTCTCGCCGCGCATCCGCACGGCTCCGTAGGTGGCTTTTATCTCTTCGAGCGTCTTGCGCCCGCCGCGCATGGAATCTTCTGGCGCGTGCCAATACCACGCCCGTTTTTTCGACGCCCACCAAAAACCAGCGGCCTTGAGCTTGTCTTTGAAGGTGAACGTCTCACCCGTCACCCACACCCAACGCCCGACGAGTTCAACGATCAATCCCTCGACGGCGATGACTTCCGCGAACTTGGCCGCAACTTCGCGCTCCAAATCCACCGCGCCCTCTGCCGCGTCGTCGTCCATGCTCTTGCGGAATTCTCCGCGCAACCGCGCCTCGTATTCGAGGTTCACGGCCTTCATGGTTTCCTCATTGCCGCCGAGGTCGGGGTGGTGCTGTTTGCAGAGGTCGCGGTAACGCGTCTTGATTTCCTGTTCGCTGAAAGTGCCGTGGAAGAAGTTCGTGTTCATTATTGTGCGAGGTTGAATTTCTTTTCAAGGGCGGCGGCAAGACGAAGCTCCGTCAACATTCCGCCGATGTTTCCGGCCCTGCGTTCATTTTCGGCGAATGCGTTGCGAAAGAGTTCGCAGGCGTTTTCGATTTCACCATTCACGGCTTCAATGGCCCAATCCGGCACTTCCCATTCACCGCCAGCGGCGGGAACTGAATCGGCGAGATCACCGGCTTGAGCTTCGGTGATGTTGTAATCAGCGCAGAGTTCCGGCTCATTAGAGAGCACAATCATCTTGTGGAGAACCTCCTGCGCTTCGTTTCGTGTGAGTTTGATTTTCATTTTTCGTTCTTTCGTTTTGTTTTTGTCTCGGGCACCGCGCCCTCGATCTGCAAATAGTTAATCACTAGAGCGCGACACTGTAAACACTTTTTTTCAACTTTCTGCGATACAGTTAAAGGAGCAATGTTTGCAAGGGTTTCGTGCGTGTTGAAAAATCGAGAACGAAAAATATTTTGAGGGTGAGAGTGTTTTTTTCAGCGGAGCGCGGAATTTGAAATGCAAAATTTTTCTTGCCAAAATTTGATGCGCGTGAAAATATTCCACCCGAATTGCGCGCCTCGTGTTGAGGCGGGCAGAAACTAAACGACAACAAAACATCAAATCCAATGAGCAAACTCAAAGCAAAAGACCCTGCGGCCACCGAGCCGCGCAAACCGCAGATCGTCATTTACGGACCTCCCGGCGTCGGGAAAACGTGGTTCAGTCTCAGCTTCACCGGGCCGGTGTATTACATCGACACCGAGGGCGGCGCATCGCGCGCGCACTACATGGACCGGCTCAAAGCTGGCGGCGGTGCGTATCTTGGCCCGGAAGACGGCTCGAATGATTTTGAGACAATCATTGGGCAGGTGAAGGCACTCGCCACGGAAAAACACGAATTCAAAACCGTCGTCATCGACTCCATCACGAAGCCGTTCATCTCGGCCATCGCCAGCGAGGGCGAGCGGCTCGGCGAGAAGAACGCATTCGGTGCGGATAAGAAACCGGCGATTCAATCCATGCGTCGGCTTATCGCGGCGGTGCATCGTCTCGACATGGCCGTGATTTTCGTCGCGCACGAGAAAGCCGATTGGGGCGAAGTCAACGGTCAGCGCACGGAGATCGGAAAGGCGGCGGATGTTTACGACAAGCTGATTTACGAGATGGACCTCGCGCTCCAGATCGTCAAGCGCGGCCCGGCTCGCACGGCACTCGTCAAGAAATCGCGCCTGATTGGTTTTCCAGAAGGCGAATCATTCACCCTCGATTTTACGACTTTCGCGGAGCGGTATGGCCGCGACGTGATTGAGCGCGCGCCGACGCAAATCGTCCTCGCGACGGCGCAACAGGTCGCCGAAATCAATCGGCTCACGAACCTGCTCAAGACCGACGCCGCCACGATTGAAAAGTGGCTGGACAAGGCCAACGCCGAATCCTTCGCGGAACTTAACACCTCTCAAGCCTCCAAAATCATCGACTTCCTCAACAAGCAACTCCAATGAAATTCACTCCCAAGTCAGAAACAGAACTCACGCGCTTCGCGGCTTTGCCGGATGGCGATTATCCGTTCACCGTCCTCGAATCTGCCGAGCAAATTTCCAAGAGCGCGAAGAACGCGGGCAGGCCGATGATCAAGCTCAAGTTGAATGTCCACGGGAAGGAATACGACCGGCACGTTTACGATTACTTCGCCGATTGGTTCAGCGAGTGGAAGCTCAAGCACTTCTGCGAGACGGCGGGGCTGGTCCGGCAATACGAGGCCGGGGAGATTGACCCCGAAGGCAACGCGCTGGCGGGGCGACAGGGCTTCGTCCGCATCAAGTTGGTCAACGATGCTCAATTCGGCGAAAAGAACGAGGTGGATGATTACATCGTGCCAAAGTTGAAACCGTTGGCGGAAACGAAGGCGGCACCGGCTTCAAAGCCAAAGGTCGCGCCATCCGCGCCCGCGCAAGATCGTGCCGACGACGTGCCGTTTTGAGGCTTGCAATCTCTCCCCGCCTCTGGCAAAGTGAAAACAGACGGCTGTAGAAGGCCGAAAAAAGCATGTTGAAACCTGAAAACTCAAGCCTGTTCACGGTGAATGCGGTTTCGCCAGCGTCCTTCCGCTGGCACCTTTTCCGCGCTTCTACCACCGTGGACAGGCTTGAGCGTTTAGGTTTTCAATGAGCAAAAGATTCACCGAGACAGAAAAGTGGCGCGATCCGTGGTTTCGCAAGCTGACACCACCAGCAAAAATGCTGTGGCTTTACATGGCTGATAACTGCGATCACGCCGGGGTGATTGATTTGGATTTTGAGGTCGTTACGTTTTTTTCCGGATTCCAAATAGATCAAAGCCATTTATCTGAGGTAGAAAACAGAATTCAAAACCTCAATGGATCAAAGTTTTTGATTCTCGACTTCATTCGTTTTCAATACGGAAAATTGTCTGACGAGTGCAAGCCTCATAAACCTGTTTTCGACGCTCTGAAAAAGCATGGCATTGATCCTGATGCAATAGATCAGAATCAGTGTTTCTCAAATATCGTATCGTCGGAGCTAAGGAAGAAAATAATCGCAAGAGACGAATCGACGTGTGTGTATTCTGGAAAAAAGTTGACCGCTTGGGAAATCGAAATCGACCACATTGTGCCTCGGTCCGCTGGGGGAACGAATGACCCTGAAAATCTTGTAGTGATGGATTTGCAGCTTAATCGTGAGAAGCGCACGCTTTCGGTGCAGGAGTTTTGCTCCCTGAAGGGGTTTTCCTACGAAACCGTTTCCGAAAGGCTTTCAAAGGCTACCAAGAAAGGCTTTCAAAGCCTTCAAGAAAAAGAAAAGGAAAAGGAAAAGGAAAAGGAAAAGAGGGGGGATGCAAGGGGGGATGCGAAAGAAGCGATGAAGCCGCGTGCCACCCTCGAAGAGGTTCAAGCGTTCTGTCTTGAAAAAGGGCTGACCGAGAACGACGGGGCGTTCATGTTCCACAAGTGGGAAGGCAACGGATGGACGAACGGTGCAAACCCGATCAAAAACTGGAAGCAGACGATTTTGAGTTGGAAGGCTGGCGGCTGGCTTCCAAGCCAAAAGACCGGCACCAACGTCAAACCCAAATCCTCTTTCGAGGCCCGCGAAATTCAGGAAACCATTGAAATCAAAAACTTCGCATGAATGCCGCTTGTGCAACGCTTGAAGATCGAATCGCCCGGATGCAGGCGTCGTTTGACGCCCTGACGCCGGAAGAAAAGGAACGGCGCAACCAAGCCGTCGAGGAACACGCTCGTCGCCAGAAATGGGAGCATCACGCCGCCTCGGTCGCCGCACTGCGCCAAAACTGGAATGCCCCGAAACGCCAGCTGGCCTCTCAAACGCTCCACGATGGCCCGTGGGGCGAGATGTTCGCGTCGGTGGTATCTAAGCTCGGTTCTGGGTTTTTAATTGCCCTGACTGGCACGCACGGCCCCGGCAAGACCAAGATGGGCGTCGAGCTGATGAAGGCGAGCACGGAAAACCTGAGATCGGCGAAATACATGACCGCGACGGAATTTTTCATCGCAATCAAAACCACGTATCGGAAGGATTCGGAGGAATCGGAGGAAAGCGTTTTGGAAGCGCACGCCCGCCCCCGGCTTCTGGTCATCGACGAAATCGGCAAGCGTTCGGAGAATGAGTGGGAAGACCGCCTGCTTTTCGAGTTGGTAGATCGTCGTTATCGCGACATGACCGACACGCTGCTGATTTCCAACGCTGACAAGGCGGAATTCACGAAGTCAATCGGTGCATCGCTGGCGTCTCGAATGAATGAGACTGGCGGCATTATCGAATGTAAGTGGGAGAGTTTTCGGAAGTGAAAAAAATTTCTTGCAATCGCCGAAAATTTCGGCACACTTAAAAAAATCAATCGGCGACGATTGAACAAAACGAAACGATAAATGCAAACAAACGACAATGACTATGCCGCTTTCATTGAAAGCAAAACGCACCTCGGAGGGAGCTTCGGATTCTTGCCGGTCTTCATGCCGGACTTTCTTTTTCCATTTCAGAAAAGCCTCGTCGAATGGGCGGTGAAGCGCGGACGCGCCGCCATTTTTGCGGATTGCGGACTTGGTAAAACCGCGATGCAGCTCGTCTGGGCGCAGAATGTCGTCCAGAAAACGAATAAGCCGGTTTTGATTTTGACTCCGCTGGCGGTCGGCGCGCAGACGGTGCGCGAGGCGGAGAAATTTGGCATTGAAGCTAGTCGCTCGCAAGATGGTTCAATTTTGGGAAAAATTGTTGTCACAAATTACGAACGCCTCCATTACTTCAAGCCGGAAGATTTTGTGGGGGTGGTAGCAGATGAAAGTTCCATCATAAAACACGCGACTGGCGCGACTCAAAAGGCAGTAACTCGTTTCATGCTCAAGCTGCCTTACAGATCACTTTGGACTGCTACTGCTGCCCCAAATGATTTTACCGAACTTGGAACATCTTCTGAAGCATTGGGCGAAATGAATTACTCCGATATGCTTCACACTTTTTTTAAGCAGATGGATCAAAAAACCACTGACCAATACGAAAAGAAAATTGAAAGGCTTGAAAAGCAGAAAAACCATTTCGCGAAAGTTTCCTTTCGGGTTTCGCAGGCTATTAACGGTTGGAGATTGAAGGGACACGCGCACGATCATTTTTGGAGATGGGTTTGTTCGTGGGCGCGAGCTTGTCGCAAGCCTTCAGATGTTGGATTTTCTGATTCAGATTTTCAGTTGCCGGAATTGATTGAGCGCGAGCACATGGTTAAGCCATTAACTCCTGCGGATGGATTTCTTTTCACGCTGCCCGCTTTTGGATTGAAAGAAGAAAGAGACGAACGGCGACGCACGATGAAAGAGCGATGCGGCCAAGCCGCAGAGCTTGTGAATCACGACCGGCCTGCCGTCGTATGGTGTCACATGAACGATGAGGGAGATTATCTTGAGAAGATTATCCCCGGAAGTGTTCAAGTGGCAGGAAAGACGGAAGATGACGACAAGGAAAAGGCATACGAAGATTTTGTGAACGGATCAAAACGCGTTCTGATTTTGAAGCCGAAAATCGGGGCTTGGGGATTGAACTGGCAGCATTGCAATCACGTTGTCACGTTTGCCTCGCATAGTTACGAGCAATACTACCAAAGCATCCGCCGCTGTTGGCGGTTTGGTCAAAAGAAACCTGTTACCGTCGATATTATCGCCAGCGAAGGCGAGGGACGCGTCCGCGATAACATGAGCCGCAAATCGGAGCAGGCGGACAAGATGTTTGCGGAGTTAGTAATCCACATGAATAACGCCATGAAGTTTGAACGAGTGGCGAAGTCAGTAAACCCAACCATACCTAACTGGTTACAATGAACACACAAAACCAAACGATAACGGATAAGTTTGCAATCTATAACGGAGATTGCGTCGATGTAATGAAGTCACTGCCAAGCGGCACGGTTGACTTGTCACTCTACTCGCCGCCGTTTACTACAAAGCGAGCCGGATGCCTTTACCAGTATTCGAGCGACGCCGCGGACCTCAGCAACTCCATAGACGGCAATGAATTTTTCAAGCACTACGAATTCGTAGTGCGCGAGCTTCATCGGCTCACAAAGCCGGGACGCATGACGGCGGTTCATTGCATGGATGTTCCGCTGGGGAATTCAGGTTGCGATTCCATCTACGACTTCCCCGGCGACATAATCCGACTTCACGAAGCGAACGGTTGGAGTTTTGCTTGTCGTTATTTCATCTGGAAAGAGCCGCTCACAATTCGCAACCGCACAATGATGAAATCACTCGCGCACCGAACGCTCTGCGAAGATTCAAGTCGTTGTTCAATGGCGAACGCGGACCAGTTGCTAATCTTCCGACGTTCGGGAACTAACACGATTCCGATTGTTCATCCGACAGGACTTCATCGCTACGCGGGAGAAGAAAAAATGCCATCGGAGCTTTTACATCTCAAAGGAATGACCGGCGATCAAAAGAAAAATCGTTTCTCGCATTGGATTTGGCGACGTTATGCAGATGCGTTTTGGGATGACATCCGAATTGATAACGTGCTTGAACACAAGGCCGCGAAAGAAAACGACGACGAACGCCACGTTCATCCTCTGCAACTCGACGTGATCGAGCGCGCGTGCGTTCTCTGGAGCAATCCCGGCGAAGTGGTGTTCACGCCATTCATGGGCGTCGGCAGCGAAGTCTATGGCGCGGTTATCAATGGGCGGCGCGGAATTGGTGTTGAGTTGAAAACCGCTTATTACAATCAGGCAGTGAAAAATTTGGAACTTGCAAAAATGAGCACCGAACAAAACGAATTACTACTCCCAACAGAAGGAGAAAACCAATGAACAAACTCGAACTCATCGGCTTTATCCGCACGCTTGCGGATGGCTACATCCTACACCCCGACCAGCTAGTGATTGAGCTTGTCGATGTTCACGGCGCATCGGAGAAATTCGTGCGCCTCGACGCCGAGGCTACGGACAAGGCGCGGCTCATCGGGCGCAACGGCAAACATTTCCGCGCGCTTGGCACGCTCATTTCAATGTTTGCCAAACAATGCGGTGAGAAGGTGCGACTCCTTCACCTCGACCTGCCAGATCAACCGGAGCGGGGCGACCGTTATCCAAAATTCAAAATTGATTCCGAGTGGCCGATTGAGCAGATGCGTGCGATTGTTGAACGAACGGTCAATAATTGTTTGGATACGGCGCACGTCTGGGTTGAGATCGTCCAGTTGACCAAGGCCGATAGCGCGATTGCCATTCACGTATCGCCTCAGCGCGATGGCGGAAAGTCCATGCGCGATTTCAAAGAATCCGCCGAAGTGCTTTTCGGCGCGATTGCGACGGGCATGGGACAGAGGGTTGCGGTGTCGGTAACAGACGATTTGAAAATATGAGAATGTCATCCGCAGAATTCGCCGCGTGGCTGGCCCGCCAGCCCAAAATGCCAACAATCGCGCAGAAACGGCCAGCCACGCCCGCGCAACGCTCAAACCGGGCAAACGATGGCCGAGCGTTCGAGGACGCGCTGGAATCAATTTTCGAGTGCTACGCCGCCGCCGGGGTGATGCGCGTGCGGAAAGTCGAGCCGCCAACTCGCATCGTCGGGACCGGCGCGCAGCGCAAAGTCATTTTTCTCGCGAATCCGTTTTTGGATTTTGTCGGGACGTGGACGGCAAGAAAGGGCGCGATGCTGAACATTGAGGCGAAATCGACAAGTGAACCGCGCATTTCGATCAATCGGGCTGGCGGCGTTTCGGAGTCGCAGGTGCGCGCGATTCGCGAATGGTCGCTGGCCGGGGCGTATGCCGTCGTCTTTTGGGAATGGGCAGGTGGATTGAAGATCATCACGCCCGCCGAAATTTCCGTCGCCGTGAACACCGGCAGAGCGTCGCTCAAGTGGGGCGACTGCCCGAATGAAGTGGAGGGCGGAACAGGCTTTGAACGCTGGCAGATTGCGCGAACGCTCGCGCGGCTGTTCCCATGAAGCACGTTCGTATTCGTTCACTCCCCGGTGGCGTTCATTTCATCGTGACGACCGGCTTTGATTTCGTTGTTGGGCCTCGACTTCAAAAGGGAGATCAGCCTCATCCGCCGTGCGGCCTTTTTCACGATTTGAAATCTGCAAAAATTGCCGCTGAAGCGTGGGAAAATTTTCTGGAAAATCAGGAGCGCGAAAACGAAAGCGCGCGGAAGGCCCGTAAACATTGAACGAAACGCGCGAAAAACTTTTTTCAAAAAAGTGCAAAAAAGTGCTTGCGCTTTTTCGGGAGTCTGGCAAATTTATTCACAGGTAAGCGACAACCGCGAGCCAAACAAAAACGAAAACGAAAGACAAAAATATGAGCACGAATAAAACAGATTTCGTAAAAGGAAATTACAAGGCTACCGTTACGAAGACACAAGACGGCTACGGGGACACGGTGTTTCGGATGGTTTTCGGATATATGGACAAGGGTGCAGAGGGAATCGACGCAGCAAGTCTTCGCGTTTACGTTTTAAAGGATTACATTACCGAGAAACTCGCCATCCGCGCAGCTAAACGAGAGATCGAAGCAGCATAAATCAAATAAACCAAACGAAAACGAAGACAATGAACGCTCAAAATAAAATTCAGGATGTGAACGGAAACCCGATTCAAGCGGGGGACTCAATCGAGTGGTGCAACGGCCCGATTATTTTTCGGGAAATGGTTTTCCCGACTCCCAGAGGGCTGGCGGTGCGCGGGGTCAACGGCCCAATTCTCGTTTCGCGCATCCTGCTCCCGGTTCAACTTGTCCGCGAGTCGGCAAATTAAACCTCAACCAAACGAAAACCATGACCACAACGAACACCACCCCAGCCCAACCGGACGCGCAGCCCGTGAAGGCTTGCGAATCATTCGCTCCGCTCATCAATGGCGGTGACTATCGCGGAACAATCTGCTGTAGGTGCGGGGAAAAAGAAGGCGCGCACGTTCAACCCGTGACGGCTGCACACTCGCCGTTGCCGTGGTTTGCACCCGTCGGATACGGGAAAAATTTAATCATGACCGAATGCGGGCGGAGGGTTGCGTTGGCGGTCCAAGACATTGGGCAAACTCCAGCAGAATACTTGGCAAACGCCGCGCTCATCGTCGCCGCCGTCAATGAACGGCCCGCGCTCCTGCTGACGGCGAAAACCATGACCGCCAAGGTTGTGAAACTCCGCGACAAAAACGATGCACTCAAGGCGCGCGTGGCGGAGTTGGAGTCTCATCTTGAGCGTGTAACGGAGGAACTTTATCTTTTGGTAAAAGACGAATCCGACGACGCTCAAGTGGGAATCGTCGGATGGAACGCCATGAAGCAAAGTGTTGAAGACGCCCGCGCCGCCCTGAAAGGAGTCTCGAAATGAATCCCCACTTTCCTCCCGGCTGCACGTCAGCCGAAATCGAAAAACGATTCGGCGACCCGCGCACGCGCGAAGACGCCGGACTTTGCGAGGACTGCGGCAAGCCGCTGGACGATTTCGGCGTGTGCAGGGGCGAATGCTACGAAGACCGACTGGAGCGGCGTGTATATCATCTAGAAGCCGAGAATGCTAAACTGCGCGGGATTATCGCGCGCGCCATGGCGCAATATATCGCAGGGCCGCAAGCGGCAAAGTTGTTTATTGCGATCGAGGACGTGGAAATAGCATTGGACATTTACGAAGCCGAAAAATCAAAACTTTCGCATGGTTCAACACCCGAAAGAGTGTCTTCACCTCCATGCAACTCGCGCGGCGGCTTGACCGTCGGCGAGGTAATTTCAGGAAAGCCATGACACGCGAAACCGCGATTCTTTCGATGACGCTGGCACTATGCCAGCACGGTCAAGTTCTCGACGCCGCTCGCATTCGATGGCCTGAGCAGGTCTATCGCGCCGCGCGGAAAGTCGGAAAGAAAATCAAATATTCCACCAAAACAAAGAAGATCATCGTCCTATGAAAAGCACCTGCGAAAACTGCGGAATAGAAAAGCTCACGAACGGCCTTTGCCCGAAATGTCTGGCAGGGGACGTCAAGCCAAAATCGCACTGGATTGATCGTCGATGGGTTGACGTGGTGTGCGTAGTGTTGGCTGTTGGCGCGCTCATCCTCATCGCCATTGAACTCGCGAGGGCATTTTGAAATGAACGCGCTCCACATACTCAACAGCATTGCACAGCTCAATTTCCGCCATCGCGGAATTGTTCGGGCTGTCACGCTCGAATACCAACGGCAGACCGGCGAGAAAGTGAAACGCCAGCAGATCGGGCAATGGCTCGACCCCGCGCCGGACCAACGCACGGAGCCGCTTCTCGCGACCGGAATCGCGCTGGCGAAGGCGTGCAAGGTGGTTTTGAAACGGCATGACGAAAAGCCGTTTCCGAAACGAAAGGCAGCACGATGAAAAAGAAACGAACATCAAAACGGAAAGAAATCGCGCGGCTCATGGCGATGTTTGATTTGCTGCAATCGCATTTGAAGTCACTTTCAAAAGTGGCCTTTGCCGCGCTCTGGATGGCCTATGGCGCGTCCGCGAGTGAATTCCCGCATGAAGAGGCTCAACGCATCGCGAACGCAATCTGGAAGGCTGAGGGCGGCTTGCGCGCGGCGACTCCCTACGGCGTTCGAGGCGCGACGAATCACGCGCACGCACGCGCGACGGTGCTGCGAATCATTTCGGAGAGGTGGCAGAGCTATGAACCGATGCTAAATCGGGGAACTGCCCGCGCTTCGTTCATCGAGTTTATCGGCGAACGATACAGCCCGCCGCACGCGCATCCTTTGAATCGGAATTGGGCGCGGAATGTTGCTGCGATTTACCGGCGAGAGAAAAATTTTCCTCAACCATGAAACCTTGCCCGCTTTCAAACTTTTCGGGCGTGGAATTTGGCTTGAGGCCGCGAGCCGATTTCATCGGTATCGTGGACAACCGCTGGACTGGCCGGAGTCGCGCCCGCCGTCGGGCCTCGAACAACAACCGGACTGGCTGGTCCAGCATTGATTTGAAATGAACTCCCTCGAATCCCATCTCACCCGCGAACGCATGGAGCCATCCGTCGTCATGGATGCGCTTCAAAAGTTCAACGTCATTTCAGACCTCGCCGTTCATCCTCGAGATGTTGCCGAGTGCGATGCCGTGCGCGCGGTTGAGTGGTTGACAGGCGAGAAGCCAAAGGTGGAAAGCGTGAAGGAGCAGCAATGGTGGGAGAAAATTTGACGGTCAACATAAACAAAAAACAAAGGCAAACAAATGGAAACGATCAAACTACCAACCAACACACGGAACGGGAACGGCCACGCGCCGGTCAATGTTCAAATCAAGCCGGTGAATCTTCAAGTCGTGGAGTTTCACCTGCGCGGCATCGAGCCGCTTTGCATCAATCGTTTTTCCGCGAAGGCGATGGAAAAAATGATTGAGACGCAGAAAGCGGGTTCACAGGCTAAAAGCAAAAAGAATCGCGAGGCTAAAGACTTCGAGCAATGTTTTCAGGACGCTCGACACCTTTCCTCCGAGGGATGGGATGGCGTCGCCGCGAGTGCGTTTCGTTGCGCGCTCATCTCGGCTTGTCGCACCGTCGATTTCAAAATGACGCTGGCGAAACTCTCGCTCTTTGTGATCGCTGACGGTTACGACAAGGTGGACGGCACGCCGCTCGTTCGCATTACCAAGGGCCAACCTTCGCGCGTTGATTCTCTCGTGCGGAATGACACCGGCGTTGTCGATATTCGTCCGCGTCCCGTTTGGCAACCGGGCTGGGAAATGAAGGTGCGAATCCGTTACGACGCAGACCGCTTTTCCATCGAAGACGTGACCAACCTGATGATGCGCGTCGGGCTACAAGTTGGAATCGGTGAAGGCCGTCCCGACTCGAAAGATTCGGCGGGCATTGGGTACGGGCTTTTTGAGATCGTGAATGAGTGATATTTTTGGGCATGGTAAGGTTTGGCGCGGCGAGGCCGGTCGAGGCTACGCAGGCAAGGCGTGGCGCGGCGGGGAAAGGTTTGGCTCGGCAACGCAGGCAAGGCATGGCTTGGTCTGGCGCGGCCTGGCGCGGCATCGCAGGCGAGTTAAGGCGAGTACTGGATGGTCAAGCAAGGCATGGCAACGCAGGCACGGCTAGTTTCGGTCAGGCAAGGCGTGGCGGGGCAAGGCAACGCAGGCATGGCGCGGTCCGGAAAGGTCAGGATCGGCAAGGCAAGACAACGCAGGCGAGGCGGGGCATGGACGGGAATGGCAAGGCAACGCAGGCACGGTAAAAGTCAGTCAACAATCAAAACAGCATGAAAAATCAAATTCAGTTCGCAGCAATGCCCGGAAGCTCGCTCAACAACAGCGAAGCCGTCCGGGTCGGTAAAGCACTCGTTCGCATCGAGAAACGCGACGGCGCAATCAAACCCGCCGCCGTCGTCAAAGAGGCCGAACCAGCAAGCTCACCACTCCACCCGCACTTCACTTGGGACGATAGCCAAGCCGCCCAACTCTATCGCGAGGATGAAGCTCGCAATCTCATCCGCTCCGTTCGCATCATTCGCGCCGATGTTCCAGCCGCAGAGCAGGAATGCGTGCGCGCCTTGGTTCACGTTCGCGCTCACGATCACGAACAATCCTTCGACGGACCTGCCTACATCTCCGTAGCTCGCGCGCTCTCCGAAAAGGAATACACCGATCAAATGCTTTCCCAAGCCAAGGCTGAGATCGTTTCATGGGAACGTCGCTACGCTGATTTGATTCGCGTGACGAAATCGCAGGCGTTGGTGGCTTCACTCCTTGAAGCGTTCAATTCAATCAATTCAAAGGAACGTGCGTGATTGAAATATCTGACGGGGACGGGGGGACGACCTCGAAAATTCAACTCAATCCGCTTAAAAGCCCGTTTAACCGTTCGCAACCGCTTTCCGCTATGCCAACACTTCCGACGAATCAAAATGCGCCAGAAGCGAACGTCGGGCGATTGGCGGGGCGTGGGGGCAGGG